CACATGAACGGGTCGATGTCAATGTCCAGGGCCATGACAACGGGCGGCCGCCCCTGAGCGTAGCCGAAGTAGCGCACGGGCTTCGCAAAGCGAAGACCCATGATAGCCATGCGGCTCGCGGACATCAGGTCGTCCTGCTCCTTCTTGATGATCCCGTCGACCCGGTGGTAGTTGCGGTATTCCGCAAACCAGTCACTCAGTATCGAGAAAACCTTGAAGCGGCCGTTCTTCATGCGCTCCCGCATGTTGAGAATGCCGATTTCCGTGGAGTTCGAGCCGTCCTCGAAGGTCGCGTGAGTGTGGCCCATGTTGAGCCCGTACCTCTTGTATATCTTGGCGAGCGGCACAAGCGCGCCCTCGAACTCGCGGCGCTGGTTCACGTCGTGGGGCCAGGCGACCGGCACCTTGTCGCCGCATCCCATGACACGCTTCATCGCGTCGGCGTGCTGAAGCGGAGTGGCCCCCTTCAGCCTGACGGTGTGAATGACGTAGACCGTGTCGCTGTCCCGGTCCCACGCATGAAGGACCGCGGCGAAAGGGTGCTCGACGCCGAAGTCGATGCCCCAGATCAAAGACCAGTGCTTGGGTATTTCAAACGGGTCGATGGTGATCTGGCTTTCTGCAATATCGAAAACAGCACCGGACCCGAGCATGGGGATGCCGCGCGCTCGCGCTTCGCGTTCATGCTCCGGCCAGCCGGCAACGATGGCGTCGCGGTTTTCTTTCGGGATATGCTCAGCGTCGGCAATCGTCATCTGCACGATGCCGCGAGTGTCGTTCGTTTCGTCCATGAAGCGCGTCACGACCTTCGACTTGCCCTGAAGCGGCGTGAAGGTCATATACATGATCCCGTTTTTCACGATCGTCCGGGTGTAGCCTTCGGTGTAAACGTCAAGCGGAGGTTCCTCGTCGAACCACAAATAGTCGAGCGTCTCCCCCTGCCATTTCTCCTGCCCCTTCTCATAGGTCTTGAACTTCACTTCGGAGAAGCCCCCGGACTTGTGCTTCACCAGCACCGTGTCGAACAAGTCGCTGACGCCACGCGCCATCGTGGTCTTGCCGATCTTGTCTTTCGGGATCATGCCAGAGCCGACGCCATCGGCCTTTGTACCGAGCAGGACACGCTGGATGACGTCGCGCGTGCTTTCCGCCGTGACGCCGGCCACCCACCCGCGCGGAGGGAAGTCGAACCGTCTCCCCTCCCACCATTTCGGGTACATGCCCGTCAGGTGAAACGCAGTCTCGGCGCCACCACACCAGGTCTTGCCGGTCTGGTTTCCCGCCATCAACAGGCGTTCCTTCTTCACCGCCCCCATCGCATGGAAGTCGCGTTGCTTCATGTACGGGTTATAGTACAGGAGTTTATTCTCCAGCATCCGCTTCTCAACCAGGAGCAGTTGCTTTTCGAGATCGATAGCCGAGGCGCGCTTCGCCAGGTCCTCGTCATCCGGGTTCAGCGCCGCGGCCTTCGGGATGCCAATCTTTGCGTTGCGGCCGCCGGAGACGTCGACGTGCCGATCACGATAGTCGGCCATGCTGCTCATGGGGCGCTCCGTTCCAGGATCGCGTCGAGAGCGCGCTCGCCGTCCTGCCAATCGTCCATCTGCTCATGAAGACTGTCGACGCGCTTCTCCACGTCGACCTCGGTATAATCCGCATCGATCACATCATTCCCGAGCAGCTTGGTTGGATCGATACCCAGTTTGACCGCGAGGCTCACCACCCTTCGAGTGATTTCTTCGGTGGTGCGATGATCCTCAACGATCAACCTGGACACCCCCTCAACAACAAGGCCGGCCCGGTTCAACAGTTCGACCGCCGCCTTATACCGGTCCCGGTGATGCACGTCTGTAGCAATCTCGGACAAAACACTGGCGGCGAGAATGGCTCCCGCCTTCAGCCGCTTGTCCGCTTCCTCCCGCAAGGCGACCAGGATACGCGGAGATCGCAGAAGCGCATAAGCCTGGTCGGATGCTGCACCGACGTCATTGGCCGACCCGTACCCGGCCAGCCGCGCGGCTTCGCCCTGGTTGGTGCCACCGAAGTTGGCGAAGGCCAGCACAAAGGCGCGCTGTGGCAGCGTGAGTTCCTTCATGGCCGGGCCGAGGTCGTCGTCCGGGGGAACAATAATTTGCGAAGGTCGTGATATCGGATGTGCCATGCGCCCAGGGTAGGGTTTCGAACTGTGGCTGTCAATAGTCAATCTTTGGAAAGGGCGGTTTACCGAAACCAACTCTTGTATGTATAAGGGTCCTACAGAACCAGCGCGAAATTTATTGACTACGACGTATACTGCGGTGCGCGGCCGTTCGCCGGCGGCCCCGGCAGGGGGATGGGTCTTTGTGTGCAGTACAACATGACAGGCAACGATTGCGCGTTCGTATGCGCCAATGCCAATGTGCTAACCATTGTTGCCTCGCCTCCATCATATCGCTTGTATGTATAAGCTAGCTCATATATATACGGGCAGGCACGTGCATCGTGTCGAGGCGCTGGGACCTAGTCCCCAGAGACAACAGAGACAACAGAGAGGATTGAGTGATATGAAAATACGGGTCTTGAATGGTTGTGAATACTGGTATGACACCAAGTATAGAGTTTGGTATGCGGCGCGGCTAGACGCTCAAGGCAACCTTGGCCCTGCCATTGATTGTTACAGCAAGGCTGACGTCATAGACCAAATCAACCGCAACATGGTCTAGTACCAACGCAGAGAGGATTGAGGATGACGCATGACATAATAACACTGCATGGCAGTTACGGCGATGCCCACTTTAATGAGCAAGGCTTCGCGATATTGGCGGATGATACTCCATCGGAATATGCCAATATCGCCAAGCTTGACGTTGCAGAATGGCGTAGGTTCTATCCCGATGAAAGCCCAGTCGACAATGGCTGGGATATCCTCGACTGGGGATATTGGACCTTAGCAGGACAATATGAACCCGCCCGCAGAGAGGACCTGATGCTATGACGCATGACATAGTAACTCCCAGACACTTCCAAGCCGCTATCGTGGCCTCCGCCTTGAAGATGTATATCAAGACCGGAATGCGGGCCAATCGAGCGTATACTCCCAAGTCCATGATGAGGACGGCGACGGCCATAACTGGCCAATCGTTCAAGCCTCGAGACTATGAAGGTGCGGCAATGGCGTTACGTCGCTATGCTGGGATTGAGCCTGATGAAGCTTGACGCCAGCATAATATTAACGGCCTTATGGATTGCCATGACTATCGCGGCAATCTGTACCTAGTCGATAACTTAACCCCGTATAAGGAAACACCACCATGAGTATTCAAGGCTTTTCATATCCTCATGCCGACATTGTTATATGGTCGGCTGATGCGCAACATGCGCCTCCGAGCGTTCGTGCCTTACTGTCTTCCCGCAAGATACGGTTCATTCCATGCTTCGGCTCTTACAACGGGCATCAGGAACTGTCTTATTTGACGCTCCGCTCCGACTATGAGCTCATCAAGTCCCTGCTATGTGCTTCGCAGGAAAGTATACTGGTTCTAGGCTCTAAGGACAGCCGCAACCGCCACAAGGCAACGCTTGAATTCCTCGACCCTGCCATTGACCCAATCGACCTTGGCAGGCTCTATAGCGTGCCTGTCGCAGAAGCACATAGTCACGCTTCATGGACCATCCCGTTGCACCAATCCGACCCGTTCGGAGAGATAAAGGGATATATCACTTCACATATCGACCTGCACGGCAATCCGATTTGACGTCACTCCCGCTTGGAGCAATCCAAGCGGGCTTTCCCCTTGGCTGCGACCGCAGCCCATAGGCAAGCCCGCTAGAGGTTCATACCGATGTTTCTGTCCCACCAACCTCCCATTGGCCAATACGCAAGGCAGTCGCCTGACAACCTGCTGGATGTATTGACGTTCGTGCAATTGACTATCCGCCAGCCTCTCCATACTGTCCCTGCGGCGATGCGCAACGTTCGCGCGGAACAAGATGACAGCCATTACCTGTGGGGCTTCAAGGCGGAGGCTTTCAGGTATGCCTCGAAGCATAGAACCGTCATCTATAGCGATGCGCTGAACCTGTTCAATCTGGCTGACCCTGACCGTTCGGAGAGTGAACTACTCGACTACTTCGCCACGATGCAAGGCTTTGGCCTAGTGAAAGCCGGCTTCATGTTGCAACTATGCTTTGGCCTAGTTGGCTGCATCGATAGCCATAACTTGGAGCAATACAGGCTGCGGCCACGAGCTCCCATGTTTCAGGCTTGGGCATATAAGCAAGCAAGCCTCCGGCATCGCCAGACATTGCGCAGCGACTATCTGCACATATGCCGATCGCTTGGCGGTCCATGCCTCCTGTGGGATAAGTGGTGTAATTACGTCGCTAACCGCCATACAGGCTTATACCGTGATGCCTTCCAAGTCTCGAAGCTTCATTGTGACGCAATCCTCTAGGAGGCTGCTACGGCCAACAATCGGCCTTGCCCTCCGCTACCAAGGTTTTCACACCGAAGCTATCGACCACCAAGGTTTTCACACCGAAGCTATCGACCACCAAGGTTTTCACACCGAAGGTTTTCATACCGAACCACCCTTATACACCTAGTTTTTATTCCTATATTCTCTTTCACTTCTGATCCCCTTATACTTAGTCCCATAGCACCATTAGCACCATAGCACCATGCCCCTTTGGGGGGCAATGGTTGACCTGTGTTTCAGTGATACGGGACGCGCCTGAATTTATTCCTACACTTGACAACTTATACCGAATGTGCTTATATACGTGTCTGGCAATTCTGCCATGGAGAATGAAAATGTACACCACCGCCAATCCAAATGACCGCGAAGCCGTTTACGATTACAGACGACGGCTGGCCGAAGCGGGTCACCTGTA